TCTTTTCCTGGATATGAATCCGTCACTTTTGTCATAATGATACTCCTTTATTGTTTTTAATATAACTAGTATATATAAATATATATAAACAAAAAAATAGCCCAAAAAACTTGGGCTATAATTTCGTTATTAAATTTTAATTAGTATTGTAAAATAGCGTAATCAAATCTTAATGTCATTGTTATGATTGCTGCTTCATTGTCGTTTTCCCATGTGATTTCTCCAAAATCAGCATCTACAATAAATGCACCTTTCAATGTCCATTCTTCTACTTTATCACCAACAGGTCCTAAAATATTGATTGTACAGTCTTTTTTGTAAAAGTCTGCATAACCATTTCTACCTGTTACTGATTCGTGGTGTAGTCTTACCCATTCCATAACTGCCTGTGCTCCTGATGGTACAATTGGGTCATACATTTCTAATGAAATAGTTTCCCAAGAACTTCTACCTTTCAAGTGTCTTTCGTTATTTATATGTTTAAGCGTTACATCTCCATTCGTAATCTTTGGCCTTGCAGCTTTTCTGATTAAATATGAAGGAAGTCCGTCCACATAGAATACGTATCTATTTTTAACCTTTGGTTCAAAGGCTGTGAACATCATTTCTGTTGGGTCGATTAAATTTGCCATTCTTTTTTTCTCCTATTTATTTAATATAAATATCACCTTAGTCGTTAAACGTTGCACCAGTTGGCATAATGTTAAAGTCAATAACAATAAACTCTGCTGCCTTAGCCGGTTGAATGAATATATCTCCTTTCATGATATTTCTATCAATTACATCTGGAGTGTTATTCGATTCATCCATTACAACTTTGAAGGCATATAAACCTTGTCTTTGTTGAACAGATTCCATGTAAGGGTTAACTTGTGATAAAAATCGATTTCTAGTTGTTGCTGTATTATTTTCAAAGATTAAGTATTTAGATACTGAAGCAATGAATTTCTTAAGGTTAATAAGTAGTCTTCTAACATTTACTCTATCTAATGCTGATGCTTTCTTTTGAAGAGTTTTCTGACCCCATACACAAACACCTTCACCAGGGAATGTTGCAATTGGATTTACATTTCCTTCATATAAAGTATCTCTATCAGCGTGAGCTAATTTTCTTTCTGCTTGTACTACTATTTCTTGACCACCTCTATTCAAACCAGCAGGAGCAAACCATTCAGCTGCTACTTTATCATTGAAAGCATAGATACCTGGCATCATTGCCGATTGTGGTACCCATATATATCTTCCTGTTTGTGAGTCTGCTATTTGAACCCATGGCCAATACATTGCGCCGTATGACGAATCTTTTCCTTGAGCTTCTGTTACTGCATTTGCAAGAGCCATTCCATAAGGTACTGGGTCAACTATTGTCATCATATCACCACGTTCTTCACATGTAGTAAGCATGTGTTCTACAATGTTGTTATGATTGTTATCATCAACACCTGGAGCAATCAATAGGTTAATATCATATTCATCTTGATTACCTAATAAAGATATTGCATCTAGATAAGCTTGATTACCAGTTTGACCTAAGCCTAAATTTAATCCTTGTACATTTGTCTGTGTATAGTTTTCATACATCGCTCTTGGATGTTGAACATCACCATCTTTACCTCCACCAAATGAACCAGAAGATTCCAATGGTAACGAACCTGTTGCTGTTACGTCTGTTAAGTCTCCATTGTCATCTAAATAATCTACTGTTTGAAGTACTGTTGTTTCGTCTACATATACATATTTTGAACGATTTGGATAACTACCAGCTGGCTGGATAAACGGTGTAGCACCTGATGTATCAATCATGTTGAATGAAGTACCGATTACATTTCCTATATAGTTATTAGCACCTGGGTCTAATGAACAACCGTTCCAAGTTTCTAAAATAACTTTACGTTTAGATGTATCATCACCTCTTCTAATAAGTACAGTAAATGTACCTTTTGTTTGAGATACTGTATTTACTTCCCATCTTAAATTATCTTTTGTTCCGTATTTTCTATTTCCCCAAGTATATAAATCATTTGCACCAACATCAATTACATTTAAGTCGTTAATTGGAGTGCTATTCATAACTTCACCATCACCAATTGTTTTTAAGTGGAATGATGCTGTAAAGTTATCAAAAGTTGTAGCAGTTCCTAAATTATTTATTGCTTTAGGTACACCTGATTGAATTCCAATACCTCCAACAGATGCTGTAAATGTTGTTGAAGCACCACCAGCAATACCACCAGCTAATGAAGCTGATGTATTTGAACCTGATATAATTGTAATATCACCTACTGCATTATTTGAACCTGTTATTTGCCACGTTACAATTGGCTGTGAAGTATCGAATGATGCAGAAGTTAACGTATCACCTGTAATAGCATTAAAACTACCACCACCTGAACCAGTATTACCTGCATAGAAATTATTAGCTGTACTGTGTAAAGCCTGTCCACCATTTGTATCTAAACTAGCTCCGATTGCGAAATAATAAATACCTTTGGTTGTTCCTGCAGCGTTTGTAGGATATGTTGGGTTGTTAGCCGGTATTACACCTGATTCTGCTTGGAATAAATAAGCTGTACCATTAGATGCAGTATATTGTATTAGAGCACCATCAACAAGATTGGACGATTGGTCCATTGCACCGTCTGCTAAACTCCATGTATAGACTACTGGAACAACTAATGGTGTTGATGTTTTAGCCAAGTGTGAAGATGCTGTAGCATTTGAATAAGTACCTGCCAGTGTTCTTACAACTGTTAGCGGACCTCCATGCTTTAAGTATTCTTTTGCTGTTATTGATGTGAAGTATTGATAATAATCACTTCCTGACTTGAATGAGTCACCAAACAAAGTTTGATATTCTGTATAAGAAAATACTTTTGTTGGCACCATTGCCGGACCTTTTACTGTTGGTCCTACTATTGCAGCACCGATTGCCCCTATTCCTTGTTGCACAAAAGATAGGTCGTTTTCTCTTGTAAATACACCAGGGCTAACTATTTTTTCAGCCATTTATTCGTCTCCTTAAATTGTATAATAATTGTGATACATTATTCACGTTAATTCATATAATAAATATAAAGATTCAATCTCAAAAATTGCTATTGCTGAGGAATAAAAACGCCAGTTTCTATATCTAATGTACCTAAACCATATTTGTCTGATAGTATCTTAGCATATTCTACTTCTGCTTTTCTTACTTCTGAATACTCCTTCATAAGCGTATTTCTTTGTTCATCAATTAGTATTTTATCTAATTCTATTTGACCGAGATTTATCTGTATTTCATTATACTTTGTTTTAATCTCTTGAACCTTTTTCATTTCTTCTTCTGTAAATTTTTTGCCTTCATTTGTTTTTACTTGTGCCATAACTTTTTTCTCCTTTATTTAATATTACGAACCACCTTGATTTACGTGGTCAATCCAGTCTTCTTGTTGTTCAGTTGTTAAATCGTCCCATACTCCTGGATAATTATATGGTCCACCTGCAGGGTTATCTGGGTCTGCTTGAGCGTCATCAAAAGCTTGTGATTGTTCCTGAGGTGTACTAGGACTGCTGAATATATTATTTGTTTGTTGTTTACCTATATTATTTAATTCATTCAATGTTTTTACTGATTCTGCTTGTACTTCTACTTTAACTTGGCTGAATGTCTTAGAACTGAAATTGCTCATAGACTTCTGGATATTATCTGGTATTATAAATCCATTTAGGGTAAGTGTAAAGTTGGCTTTAGATATTCTATCTTGTCCTTGTTCAGCAACAGACTCAATATCAAAACTGTCAATTTTAGAAAGAAATTTGAATGAATCATCCTGGCCCCAATATTGGCCTCCAGCATAATTTATGTCTTCAACAATTTTATTTAGCTGTTCTAAATACTCTGAAAATATTATACATGTATATGTTAAATTTACATAGTCAGGTACGACTACACTATGAAATTGTTTAACAGGCTGTCTATTGTTCAATACTTCAAAGTTGTCATATTTATTTCTTGCAGTATATTGTTTTTGAAAAGATGCGTATAATGGATTTTTTGCATCAACTTTATTTCCTAGTGACTTATTTTTTTCTACACTAGTTCTTTTATATACAATAGCAGGATATTGAACTTTACCTTTTGCGTCTCTTAATAATCCAGATTTCTGAACTGATTTCCATCTTTCTGGTGAGCCGTATATTATAGGTACGTTTATTTTCTGCTCACCTTCCATAACAGTTGGCTGTATTACATTGTCAAAATAGTATTTTATTACAGAGTCTACATCATAAAGATTTACATATAAGTCTTTAATCTTATCGTCACGTCTTATTTGGTCGGCTCGATTAACCATATAATCCTCCTCTCTGCTCGTCTATCTTATTTCCTCTAACATACTCATCATATCCAGCCCTAACATTTTCAAGAGTATTTATTTTGCTTCTTCTCATTTCATGTGTATTTACAATTACAGACCATTGAGCTCCGTGTGTACCACCAAGAGAATCTGTATTTGGATTTTTGCCAAATAAATATTGGCCTTGAGATACAGTATCGATTTCATGATAATTTCCATCCCAGTGTAATACATCACCTACTTCTAAATACACATCTGCTTGTTGAGCATTTTCATTTGGGTCAGTAGTATTATTTATATCACCTAGTTCTAATGCTGCAAGGTCGTCTCTTAAAAATGAAAACTTAACTTGTCTTGTATAATCCGAACCTTCTGAATTTGATGTATAATCTTTACCTTCTTTTTCTATAAGACCTGCTACTCTAACACCTGGTAAAAATACTTTTCTTAGTGCTTCTCCATATAGATTTTCTTTACTATCAAAAATAGAATGCTTGTATATATCACAGCGAGTATCAATTATCTCATTGATTAACTCCCTATTGACATGTCTAAACATGCTTATATCTCTTGCTGAACCAAATAGTGCCATATTATCCTATGTATATATTAAGCGGTGCTTTATTAAGCATACCTTGTTGAAAATCTGTTATTTCGTTTTCCTTTTCCATTAAATTTCTACGAGATGCAGCTTCTAAATCCTCTCTTAAATTAGCAATTAAAGCTTCAGCTTCTGCAGCCCCTTCACTTCTAAGCGTTTCTCCATCAAGAGTTGTTTCAGAACCAGGAATTGGTATAGAACTATATTTACTTCTTACAGAGCCAAGTACTTGTTTAACTAATGATAATGTATATTTTTTTATCCACTGCAAACCTGGGTCATTTATATCTGAATATACCATATTGTCATAGCCCATGTTAGAATAATCTGATACCAAAGATGCTGTTACCAAAGTATTTCTATCAACTGTTTCTATATAATGAAAATAAAAATTAAATTCTTGGTTAGGTCTTGGAAATATTTTTAATTTATTATTTATAAGCTCAAATGAATAATGAGATTTTCTTATTGTGTCTGTAAATTCTACTTGCTGAACTTTTAATAAATCATCATATAATGGTAGCATTAAATAATTAAGACCTGCCATTGTACCTCCCCACCCCATACTATTTAGTGCGTAATCAGAACCAAATTGTGGGTCATAATGTCTTGATTGTGCTGGTGTTTTTTGATGGAATACTCTTTTAATTTCTATATCCGTACCAGATACTGACTGACTAAAAGTAGCTTGAGCATTTAAGTCGTATTCTTGTATCCATTCTCCATCACTTCCAGTAACTGTAGTTATATAACCTTGCTTCCAATCAACAGTACCTCCACTACCTACTTCAGAACCATATTGCTTTGATAATCCTATAAGCCTTCCAAGATTAGGGTCAATCAATTTATGAGTATAATTACTTGCTGTTGAATTACCTTTTGCTGTTAACAGATTTTCTCTTATATTAAATCTATTTACTTGAGAGCTGTACTCTGTTACAGCTTCTTCAAAACAAGCAAATAACTGCACATCTTGTAATTCTATATCTGTTATAGGATATCCCAATCTTTTAGCACACCAATCTGCAACTTTAGGCCCGTCACTTTGAAATAATAAATCAGCATCATATAAACCAAAAGGAGTGTTACCACTTATTGAAGTTGCTGAACCATCATATATTGTTATATTTGCCATTTATTATCCTCTTTATCCGTTAGTTATAGATGCTGCAAATAATTCTAATTGCATTGAGCCTGAAACGCCTGCTGCACTCATAGACATTATGTGGCCCCAACTTATATTAGGCTGTGTTATATCTGCAGATGTTGATGTGTCAACACCTTCTGAATGATTTGATAACATAAAACTAGCTCCAGGTGCAATTTGGAACCAAGCTACACCGTTATCAGCAGCAGTTATCTGTACAGACGATGTATATTGAGTAGATAAATTAGTTACTCTTACATACTTTATCGAATCTTTGTCTAATACGCTACCTTCTGTTTGTGAATTTGCAGTAGTATACAAGTTTACTTCTGTGTTTGATGGTGCAGTAAATATTCTTTTATATACATCTGTTATATTTGTATATGTTTTTGTATAAACACCACCTTGCTGTGAGCCGTTTAATTCTACATCTTCTTTAATAGTTACCTTTAAGTTTGCCATCTTTAACACTCCTTATATTACAATATTCGCTAAGTCTACCTTTTTATATAAATATCAAGAAGCAAGCTATTTGTTATACTACATTCCCATTAACATTTCAAACACTTCATCTATTGCTGGGTGTCTATGGTTATCTAATAGTATTCTTTTATATACATACTCAGAATCAGCAACTTTTGCTATATCATGTATTGCTGAATAGTTTTTATCTTTCAAATCTATCTGCTGATTATCTCCACAAAATATCATTGTAGAACCTTTACCTAGTCTTCCTAGTGCCATTCTTAATTGAGACCTAGTTAAATTCTGAAACTCATCTACTATTACGACTGAATTTTCAAATGTTCTACCTCTAAAATGTGCCAGTGATACAAGTTCTATATCTTCGTTGTTTTCCATTTTCTCTAATATAGTAGGTTTATTATATACCTTTCTCATATTAGACCTTATAGGTACTAACCACGGTTCCATCTTTTCTTTTTCTGAACCTGGCAAAAATCCATTGTCTTCTGTAGAAACAGTTGGACGTGTAATAATTATTTTGTTTATCATTCTCTTAAAAAACATATCTAAAGCTACTTGGCATGCCAATAAAGTTTTACCACTTCCTGCTTTACCGACTATAAAATTATAAGGATGGTGTAGTATTGCTTGTTTTGCGGCTTTCTGCTCTTCTGATAATGTTATTGAAAACTTAACGTTTCCTTTCGGTGGTGTTTTTTCTATATTCTGTTTCGCCATGATGAACCTCCATTGTATTTAGTATAAATATGCAGACACAAAAAAAGAGCCGCAATTAAGCGGCTCCTTTAATAAACAATATATGTTTACCTATTATGAAGGTAAAGCACCAATTGTAGCCCAGTTTGTATCAACAACAGAGATAACACCGTAGTAGTCGTTTCTTACAACTTTCTTAGCGTATCTTGTCATCACACCTTTACGTGGAGTAAAGTTTGTTGGGTCATAAACAAGTGGAGTCATAATAAGTGGAATATATGGAGCAAATACAGCACCAGTTTCAAGGAATTGATTTCCTCTGTATCCCATTAAAATTTCTTTACCTGTCCAGTATGGATTCTTGTAGATTGTCCATCTGTTTTTCATCGTACCAATAGCTTGAACACCCATTGCGAAGTTTCCTTCAGTACCATCAGTGTTTGCATTGTAGCCAGCGATTGATTCAACGTATGTAGCGATTGCTGGTGACATTACTGCAAAGTTAGCACCACCTCTCATAGTTGATTGATGTATAGCATTAGACATTGCTTGCATAGTTACACCTAAAGTAGCAAATGCGTCGCCGAATAATTCACCACCAGCTGGTGATTGTGCTGTAAAGTCAGAAGTAAATCCTGAACCTGAAGCAGCAGAGTGAAGCATTGCAAGGATTTCTAAGTCGATTTCCATTGTAATGTATTCAGATAACATTGAAGTCAATTCAGCTTCTGCATCAATTGAATGATATGCATTCAAGTCTTGAGCAAATTCTGGTGACCATTTAACTTTAAGCTTTCTAGTCTTAGCAACTAAAGCCTCTTGAGATAATTGAACTTCGATTTCTGGAATTTCAAGATTTGAACCAGTAGCCGTAGCTCCAATTTCTGGAATATCTCTATCTTCAAAATCACCTCTCTTAGTAGCATCAGTAGTGTTTTTGTAGTAATATACATCAACAACACCAGTTGGCGTAAGAGTAGTACCTGAACAGTCAAATCCAAGAGCTACTGCAGTTACAACGTTAGAACCAGCACCGTTGTTAAGCACGTTAGATGCTGTAGCAATTTTGTGGTTGTTAGCACCAGAACCTGAGATACAGTAGAATGAATTCCAGATTGACATATCGATACCATCAGCATCAAGTATGTGTACAGTACCATCAGATTCAATTACAGCTGATTGTGAAGCAACTTTTCCTAAAGAATATCCAACTTGTCCACCAGTAGAACCATCATCCCAATTGTCATAAAGACCTTTTGTTAAACTAGCTTTACCTTTGTTAGTTGTGTTACCGAAAAGTGAATCACCTGTTGCGTGTCTTCCTTTTCCTAAGTGTGAGCCATTTTGGCCGTATTTGAAGTCTAACCAGAAAACTAAACCAGATGGTAAGTTCATAGGCTGAACCGAAACGAATTCCTTTGCAGATAATTCGCCAAAGATACGTCTAACTAATGGAAGTGCAACACCATTCCACTCTTCTGCAGAAGTAGTACTAGTAGTATTAGCCTCTGAGATAAGTTGCTTAGCTTGATTTTCTAAAAGGATTGCAGTGTTATGCTTGTCATATTCTGCAGAAATACCTTCTAAAAGACCTGTGTTTTCCCATTTAGTTACAAGACCTTTTGTTTCGTTTCTCTGAGCTTTGAATTGAGCTTGAGAATCTTGTAATAAATTGTTAATTTGTGACATTTTATAAGTCTCCTATTTTCTAAAAATTATTTTAATCCCGCTAATCTTTGCATTCTTGTTGCAAATGTATTAGCTTCGACGATTACATCTTTCGATGGCTTCGTAGATTTCGTTGTGCTAGATGCAAAGTTTTCGTTAACTCTTTTCTTTGGAGTATATCCAGTTAAAGATTCTGCTAAAGTAGAATAAACTAATTTAACTTCTCTTACTGAATTTGCTCTATCGAAAGTTTCGATAACTTTCACCTTTTGCGATTCGTTCAAATTGTTGCTTCTGAATAATTTGTTAGAATAAAGTAATTTAGAGTTTAGTAAATTAACCTCATTGATTTTACCTTTTAAGAATTTGATAACTTTGTAAGCTTCTTCAAGTTCTTTTTCAGTTTCGTCAACCTCTTCAGTTTCCTCTAATTCTTCCATTTCTTCATCTTCTTGTAAAGATTTGATGATTTCTTCTAAATCCATCTCTTCTTCTTCAACTTTCTCTTCTTCTGTTTCAGATAATTCATCCTCAGTTTCTTCCATAGCTTCTTCCACTTCCTCAGTTTCTTCAACTTCTTCAGTCTCTTCTACTTCGTCAGCTTCTAATTCTTTAATGATAGATTCTAATTCTAAATCTTCTTCTAACTCTTCTTCCATTTCCATTTCTTCAACCTCTTCACCTTCTTCGTATGATTCATCAGCCGGTACATCTTCACCAGTTTCTTCTGTTTCATCATCCGCAGAACCAGTGTCAGCAGCGTCAGCAGTAGTATCAGCAACTTCAGCTTCGTCATCTTCGATTGACGTATCCGTAGTTTCTAAATCCTCTTCTTCTTCTAACTCTTCGTCCATCTCTTCAGCAATTTTCTGAGATAACATAGATTGTAGTTTTGGAGTGAAAGCTTCTTCAAGAGCAAGTTTAGCGTTTGCAATAGCAGTTGAACGAACAGCCTTTGCATCAGCGATTGCTTCTTTTAATAAGTCTTTTGACATTATTACTCTCCTTAAATATGTTTTTGGAAATATAGGTATTAGGACCTATAATAGATTGTGTTTAATCCGTATACTGTACTATATAGTGGATAGTGACATTTTTGTATACCTTTTGTATATATAAGTATATACTACTTTCGTAAAAAACTAAAAAAGAGAGATAAAAATTACCTCTCTTTAATAATAATATTAACTTTTTTTAACTATTGAGCCTTATCTTTGACCATAGCTGTCCATACATAGTTCTTTTCCATCATAGCTTGTTTTTTAAGCTCGTATTTGTTTTTTCTTATAGCCTCATTTTTCTGTACTCGTTTTCTTTGAGAAGGCTTTATGTATTCTTTTCTAGAACGATATTGTCCTATTACATCTTCATCTTTCATTTGACGCTTAAGATATTTTAATGCTCGCTCTAATGTACCTGAACTAGCATCTGGTACCTTAACACCTGATGGATTTCCTTCTAGGAAAAATTCATGTCTTCCTAATTTCTTTCTAAATTGTTTTCTTGGTTTGTCACCTCTCTGATTTGTAGAAGAGTGATTTCTGTGCTTTTGATTTCTGTTATAAGCCATTTGTATTATTTTTAGTTAAACTTAATTTATATCTAATATAAACAAAAAATCCGACATATAAAAATATATACCGGACTTTTTTAATTTTTGTTATTTTTTATTATAATTTTTCAAACAAACCTTTAATTGCTTTCTTAACCTCTGCTCTAATACCAGGGCTTCTAAAAGAACCTCCAATTTTATCTGCTTGTGTTTGAATATCTTTTACAAACTTTTCCATATTCTTAACAGAATCTTTAACAAGTTTTGCACGTTTTTTATCTTCGTCTTTAGATATTGTTCCATCAGGATTTGCTTCTAATACACTCTTTAGTTTTATATTACCTTCGTATCTTAAATCAAACATTAAATCTTGGATTTTTCTAGATGTAGAATTACCACCTGCTTTTTCAATAGCACGCCTAGCTTTTAATGCGTGTTTAGCTAAAATTACATAATGTCCTCTTTTACCTTTAACATATCTATCACCTTGAATTTTAGAGCCAATAGGTCTTGCATTACCTCGTGGGTCAATTACTACATATCCACCTTCATTGATTGTACCTTCAGACATCTCTTTTACAATTGGTTTGTAGTTATTTTTATCCATTACTATTTTAGCTTTCTTTAATAGTTCTTGATAATATCCTTTAACTTCTCCAGCTCTTGATGCAACATAATCTTTTCTCCAACTATCTACTCGCTCATCACCTTTTTCTTTTGCGTATTCTGCAGCATCTCTTACATAGTTTTCATAAGCTCTAACCATATTACCGTACATGCTTGATATTGTTTGATATGAATCCCAGCCTGTAGAATACATTCCTTTTTTAAGCATATCTGTAGTAAACTTAAATACTTTTTCTGTAATAGCTGTAGCTTCATCTAACATAGTCTTTAGAGCGTCAGGGCCTTTGGCCATAACTTTAGCTTGTAAAAGCTTTCTATATCTTTTTACATTTTGGTCAACAATATCTTTATTCTTCATAAGTGCCGTTGCTCCTCGTTTAGAGTCTGCTCTTGCAGCTTGTTTTTCTTTTGCTGAAGGTATATCTGATAAAGCAATACTTAATACTCTGTCAGCTACTTCGCTATATCGCTTATAGTTATCA